ATATACCTGTATGGATCTTTCTGTACAAGTACTTCAATCATAATAAAATTGTATATACACTATTATACAGACTCCCTGTACGGAAGTCAAGTGTGCCAGTTCACAAACTGTCAGCGTCGAACTACAATATCTCCGTCATCGTCATCTTCTTCAATTTCATCCATGCGTTCGCGTAATGACTTATACAAATCTGGTGATGGTTCTACTGCTTTTGTTCCAATATATAATATTTCTTCTCCTTCTTTCGGAGCCTCTGGGTGAGGTCTTGCACTATATCTACGAACTTGTTCGTTTTTTATATCAGATATGTTTTTCCACATCAAAGAGAATGCTGCTCCACCAACAGCAAATAGCGAGGCAAGGTATATAAATGATAGCATATCGTTCATCTAAAACCTGATTGCAATATTTTTTGAATCGGAACTTGTTTGATTCTATCAACAATATCAGTTTCTATTTTATCTAATATATTAATATCAATCTCCATGAATGGTGGAATGATACCTAACATTCTAAGTAATCCATCTACAAATAGTGCAAGAGTAGTAAATCCAAGAATCATACTAATGACAGTTGCTTCGCGATTATGCTTTGCCATTGACTCTTCATCAATCTTTCTGGCCTCTGCAACTGCCTTCTCGACAGCAGCATCAATCAGAGCATCCACCTCATCTTTGGTGTATGCATATTTGTTGATTTTCTCCTTACTGATACTTCTTTCTCTTGGAAAATCAGATATGGGAAACTCTGTGATTAGTTGGTTAATCATAAGAGTTGTTGTAATATTACTATTATTATATGTATTATAGCGAACCTGTCAAGTTGTTAGGGATCACACACTTTTACTAATGAAGAAGTTGAAATGTTACCTGTTTATGTTGAGTACCACCACTTGTTTTTAATCTACTTACTTGAATCTCAAGATAATCATTTGTAGAACAATGCATTATTGCTTCACTGCTATCAGAGGAAGTTTGACCACTAGAATAATTAGCATATGCCTCATTTATCGTAGCTCCGTTTTTTCTTAGTCTAACATTTGTATGTTCATTTGTATCACATGTTGCTCTAAAATATATTCGGTAGACACCATCAACTGGGCAAGTGAATCTACCGTTCGATGTATTAAAATGACTCCCTTCGTTCCACCATTGGTGATTGTAAAAATTACTACTTGTCAAAATAGCATTTGATATATTAACCGCACGACTATCACTAAAAGATGCAACTGGCATATTTGGTTTTGTTACAGGGCCCTCTTTATGAATACGCAGTTTTTCATTACTTATTATAACATTATCTGAGTCAGCTGCTCCATCGTTACAGAAAACCATATCTCCACGACCAAATCCACTGCCATCTGTCTGCCAATAGATACCACCCTTCTGATAATTAGTTCCGTTATTTGATGGATGACCAATAAAATCAATGCCAGAGTAATCTCCATTTGTCTCTGATGTTCTCCAGATAAGTATTGATGCTTTATTATTTGATTCTTTTACTGAAAAAAGTCTCTGTGCTCCAGTAGTATTGAGAGCCATATAACCATTACTTTGAAGTCTCATTCTTTCAGTTGATGTATTAGAACCATCAGGAGTTGTATAAAATTCTAATCGGCCAGGATAATCATTTGTTCCCCATGCTCCATCTGCGATCGCTCTAATTTCAGCACCCACAGAACCACTTGAGTTTGTAAATAAAAGATTTGCGAGGTGTTGGTTTAATGCAAGATTAGTTTGTTGATTTGTTTGGAACTGAACTCTTGCCTGATAATCATCTCCACCACCGTGATATCCCTGAAAAACTGCCCTAACAGCAGAATTAGTGGAAGTGGTTCCTACAAGTAATCGGCCATTTGAGTCGATGCGAAGTCTTTCACTACCAGCAGTTTTCATTGCAATTATACCAGTGCCACCTACTGCCTCAAGAAAAAGCATATTACCATTTCCACCACCAGTTCGTATCTGATGTTGATTTGAAAGGGCAGATGAACCACTTCTTATTTGTATCCCAGTATCTCCATCACCACTTGAACCTTTAACAAATATATCTTCCAAAACTTCCAATTTTGCATCTGGATCATTTACACCGATACCCACATCACCTGCTGATGTGATGCGAAGTCTTTCACTACCAGCAGTAGCAAATCGCATCGGTGTGCTGTCTTTATTAAAAACAAGACAGTCACCTGATGGATTGACTCCAAGAAGAAATCCATCATTGTTAGTAATTCCTGTATCATTATTAGTAATGTGGAAATAAGCGGATGAATTACTCGCATTTTTATGAAGATGAAGTAATGGAGATAAACCACTTGCACTAGAACCAGCACCTATATTTACTAGTCCATTTGAGGAAATGCGAAATCTTTCACTACCCCCAGTTTCTACTGTAACTGTATTAGGAACAGGGAATTTTATTTTTGTATCTGTATTACCAGTATGAATTATACTATCCGCAAGATTTATCGATCCCTGTGCATCTATCGTACTCCTTGCAGTTATAATACCAACTGAATCTATATTTGTGACATCCTGATATGTTAATGTACCACCAATCGATACATTACCACCAATCGTTGCGATACCCGATACATTTAAATTCGTAAGTTCAACACCACTTGAATGAAGATTTGATGTGCCTGATTTAAATTGTCCTGTTGTAATGACACCAACTACCTCGATATTGCTTCCAATACCAAGTGTTTGAACTTTTGTTAGATTACTAAGTGCCATTTATATTTTTTAATTATTTAGGTTTGGTGGGCCAAATAATGTTTTTTGGATCAAGTTGTTTTGTGATGTCCCTTAATTCTTCACGATATTTTTCCCACTTTAACTTTGTGTTTTCAGGCACATCTCTACCTGTAATCCAATCAGTCGATTTAAGTAATTTATTTCTCTGTTCTCTAACAGTGAACCAATCTGCAGTCTTTCTCAAGTCTTCGATAAGTTCATAAGGATCTGTGCCCAGTAATCTATCTTCCTTTGTATCTTTTGACGCATTAATAATATCCTCCTCTGTAATACAATTAAAATTAGCATCTATTGAAACAAATCCATGAGGTCTTTTTAAATTTCCTAGAGAATTAAAAATTTGATAAATCGTATAAGTCATTATAATGCCTTTCTATATTGCCAAACTTTCAATGTTCTTTCACCATTCCAAACTGATAAGCCAAGTGCACCGTAGGATCCAGCACCGCCACTTCTCTTATATTGCACTTGAAAGGATATTTGAACATTATCATTAAAAGAGCTTGTATCACTCCCTTGCAAATGATAATGCGTAACTGTCAATGGCATAGTTTCTTTTGTTGCACGACCATCATCACGATACCAACCTTTTGTTTCATTACTATAACGATCTGAACCGCTAGTTGGTCTTAGTCTAACTCTTACAATTACACCCTCATAGTTTGCTGTATCAGTGGAAACTAAGGCAATACCTGTCGGACAGAGTGCCTCGACAAATAAAATGTCACCGTGTCTATAAGTTATGGCATTAGAGAGATTTAATCCAGTATCATCCACAAAAGAAGCTGATCCAGTTGTTCTACTACCATCATCACGGTCACTTACAAATGCAACTAAGGCATAATTATTTTTGATATCTCCACTTATTCCACTATTTTCAATCCGTATTCTTTCTGTTGAAGCAGTTGCAAACGCTAATGTGTTATCTGCTGGTCTGAAAATTGATGCGTCTGCAGAGGGAGCACTTCCATTTCCTCTAAGATAAAAATTAGTAGCTCTACATTCTCCAACAACATCAAACAAACCAGATGTGTGTAAAATCACTTGAGCAGCAGCATTATTAGTTGCAAAACCTAATGAGTGGTTTGACTGAGTAAATATCTCTCCTCTACTTGTATCACCAAATCCACCTATTCTAACTGTAACTGCATTTCCACTAGTATCTTTACCAGAAACTGAAAATAAACCTCTAGTATTATTATTAGTAGTGCTAAAGTTAAAGAAAGTATGAGTAGCAGCATTCGTCATTATCAACTGACCACTAGAGTTGATGCGAAGTTTTTCATTATTATTTGCTAAATTAAATATTATATCTCCGGGATCACATCTGAATACTAAATCATCGCCACCTAAAGCACCTATCAGTATAGTATCACTGGTGCTATTGTCCTTAAATTGAATTAAAGAATCTGCATCTGTGCTTTCAAATAAAGCAAGAACATTATCAGAACCTTTGACATGTAACATTGCATCTGGGCCTGAAACACCAAGTCCAAATCTACCTGCGTTTGTGAGTCTTATTTTTTCACTATGTCCTGCACCAGTCGATAAACGAAGTTCCTCAATCGCAGTGATTTCTAAATCATTGGAATTCACTCTAACCATTCCTCTGGTTGTAGTATCATCAGCAATTCCTAGAACATTACCATCACTCACTCTTCTTGTTAGGAGTAAAGGTGCAGCACCGTTTGCACAAAATGATGCAATACCTTTAGTTGCGGTTCCAGCAGTATTATCTCCAAATACAATACCTGGCTCGTTTGCAGATGCAGGAGTATTGCTAGTTGTTCCTATCTTTACACGACCATCTAATACATTTAATCCACTTGACCCTACAAAACTTGTTGCAGTTACAACTCCAGCGTTACCTAATTTAATATTACTTCCTATATCTACTTGACCACCACTTACATTAATACCAGTTCGGAATGTACCAATACCCAGTGCATCTACATTGGTGACATCCTGATATGTGAGAGTCCCTCCGACTGATACATTACCGGAGAGACTTACACTATCTTTTATTACAGAACCAGTAACTTTTGTAAGTGCCATTTATGTTATTTCCATAATTGTGAGTGCAACATCTAAACTACTTGCAACATCACTCTTTGCTGTGATTGTATCTGTTGTTTCTAATACGACTTTATTTCCAGACATGAATTCAAATGATGACCCTTGTGGGATTGGTACATTTTTCATTAAATGAATATCATCTGCTGATGCTCTTGTTATACCTATGCCTACATTTATATTATTACCTGATACATTCGATGCAGTGATACCGATGACCACAGTAGTTGTTGAGGATGGAACAACATACACACTTGTCGTGGTAATACCAACACTCGCTTTTGTTTTCAGTTTAAAGGTGTTTGCCATTTGTGATTATCCTAATGCTATTGCGAGAGCGACTACATCATCAAGTGATGCTCCTCCACCACCACCGCCACCTCCTCCGGAGGCATTGACAACTGTGATGCCATTAGCACCAACTGTTGCAGTGATATTACTATTAAAATTAAGTGTGGTAGCGATCCCTGCTGCAGTTCCATTATTTTGAATAAAGACACCAGTAGAAACACCGACACCCTTAACACGAACCTCAGTCCTACTATTTATGTCACCTTCTACATCAAGTTTGTATGCCGGATTTGTAGTTCCGATACCGACTGACGGAGTGGCTGTTGTGGCAATTCCAATATTACGATTGGAATCATCAACTACGACTAACGCACCTAATTGTGATAATTCCCTATTCTTTGCCATTATGTTTTTTAGTTATTTAGTTTCCTTCAAGGTTAGTTACTCTTACTCTCAATGCGATATTATCTTGTTCTAATTTTTCAATCTTCGTGATTGCCTCCTTTAACGCTGCAGTTAGATAAGGAATCATTTTTGTTTGCGCAATGCCTTGATAAAATGGTGATCCATCTTCTTTCATTTGATCTTTAGTCCCATCTACAGCAGTCGGTATCAAAGTTTGAACTTCATGTGCTATAAATCCAAGATCATTTTTAGTTTTAGAACTAGATTTCCAATCAAATTTAACCGGATTTAATTGTTTAACTATATCTATACCATTAGATATTGAAACTATATTTTCTTTTAATCTATAGTCAGATAAATTTACATAAGATCCATTACCGTTTACATAAGATTCTAATGAGTAAGTACCACCAGCATTAGAGTAGAAATGGTGTATAGGAAAACCACTATGTGGTCTATATGAACCACAACCATCATTATTTGATGCATAGAATGATGGTTGACCAACTATGCTGTTATTAGAACTATTAACATAGAAATTACCATCTGCTCTGATTCGCACCCTTTCTACTGGTGGCCCTGCATTATTAGGTCTAGTATAGAACTTCATATGACCTTGAGAACCTGCTGCATCTCTTTGATGCACAATCGCAGCACCAACTTTTGTACTAGTATCAGTAATTCCAAATGCTATACCGATTGCTTCATTAGTATCATTATTGGGATTCGCTAATGCTAGATGATAATTAACCTTATCATCTAAACCAGAATTAACATTCTTATCACTGATAACATTAAGGGCTGCACCCGGCAAGAAATTTGCAGAAGCAGAAGCTGAAATTGTAGTATCACCATCTGATGCGATGCGAAGTCTTTCTGTGCTGTTTGGACTAAATCTTATTGGTGAAGCAGTGAGAGTTTGTATTTCAAGATCGTCATTAGTTCTATGTAATAAAATCGTTGCTTTATCTGTACCATCTAAACTTAAATTAAGTCTTGGACTATGTGCTGATGCTGCACCATCAAATCTTATAATCCTACCTTTAAAAAATGCTGTTGCTGTAGAATCAGAAGCATTACTACTATCAACATGTAACATATGAGTTGGACTTGCTTGTCCAACACCAACCAAACCACCTGATGTGATGCGAAGTCTTTCAGTTCCATCTGTATATAAACGCATATAATTGCCACCATGATTATAATTAACAATTCCTCTATATTCATCAGCACCAGATGTTCCATCACTAAAGTAAATACCACCAGCACTACTTGTACCAGAACGAATAGTCATCCCTGTATCACCACTGGTAGCAATTGTTAAATCATCAGCACCAGAGTTTCCTTCAGTAGTGGTTCCGATTAATACACGGCCACTTGTATCGAGACGCATTTTTTCAACTTGGGCAATACCAAAAACCAAAGGATAAGATCCTACTGTTCTTAACAATCCACCCGTAGTATTAGCCCTTAATTGTACTTCCTTATTACCTGCTGTTTCTTTAGTGCTTATTGTTGGATTTGTGCCTTTATCAACTACAAGTGTGCTTTCTGCAAAAGTAATAAGACTACCATTAACCGTTAAATTTGTCTCAGCATCTAACTCATTTGCATTATTAGTGGCAGTAACAATTCTGGTTGATGCATAATTGTTTATTGTTGTTCCTGCTGGTAATCCACTTAAGTTAGCACCATTACCATAGAAATGAGTTGCAGTCACAATACCTGCAACTTTTAAATTACTATTACTATCAATTCTTAATGACTCTGTATTATTGACTCCGATATTTAATGTGTTAGTTGACGGTGCATGAATCGTACCACCTGTTCCAACTGAGAATGTAGAGTTATCGACAAATGTTGTGATACCAGAAAACATCGGGCCAGAATCTGTCAATGTGACAGTGCTTAAACCGGCTCGACTCTTCAAACTATTTGTGCGTATCTCAGATGTCATTTATATTTTTAGTTATTTATCCAGAAATTTCCATAAGTGTCATCGTGGAAATACCTCTTGTATATTGATAACTATTTCCATCGTTATCAGTTTTATTAACATAAATCGCTCTCTGAGCATTTGATCCGTGACTGATAGTAAACATATATGTTTGTGCTGATGTACTCGCTGGTGAATCTAAAAACTGAACAAAAACATTACCGAGTGTATAATCATTACTTTGGGTAGGGATACCAGTTGTCACAAGTTCCCTAGATCCAGATGAATCACCACGAGCAGCATTTATATATGACCCATTTCTTTTTATTTTAAGATAAAATGGATGACTTGACTCACCAACAAGTGATAACATAGATGTAATCATTATTTTACTATCACTTCTTGTTGGTGTAATTGTGCAAGTTAGATTACTCCAATCATAATTAGCACCAGCATTAATATTTTGATAAGCAGAAGATGTTAATACCGATTGTTTTACTTGTATAATCCCACCAGCACTACCAGAAGGAAGTCCGTCTCTTGGAACAATTCGATTGGTTCTTAATTCTGACATTATGCTGAGACCTCCATAAGTGTGATGGCATTAACCATATCACCATCTCCACCAAAATACAATGTATTATTGGTTGTCCTACCATACACTCTATATGTAACTGACGATGTTGTTGATGGAGAATCTAAGAACATCATACTAAATGGTCTCCAATTATGAGATCCTGTAAAATCAGCCATCCCATAAGTTGATCCACCTATATTTGTAGAGTCTCGATATATGGTATATGCAGTATGACCGCTTCCACCACAATAAGAAGATGAATTTACATTAATAAGTATTTTACTAGTAGAAAATTTTGGAGTTATTGCTAATAATAAAGGGGTTGATGTAAATGAACTTGAAGATGTAGACATTAAAAATCCACCATTAGCACTATTTGTTAAAGTAAATTGTTTGACCTGAACAATGCCTCCTCCACCACCAGATGGGACACCATCGGTTGGAACTATTTTATCTACTCGTAATTCAGATGCCATAATATTTTTCTTTTATTTATCCTATTAAGTAACCACCAAAGACTGCTTCTTGAGTGCAACTTGTGTATAAAGCACATGCATAAGAACTATTTCTTACTGATACTTGATCGTTTGCATTAAGAGAAGATACAACAGAAGTAGTGAACTGATTATACTGCTTTGCTTGTCCACCAAATTGAACAAGAAAAGACCAGTTTGAACCTCCATCTGTTGATTTTGAAATGTAATGCACACTTCTAGTATCTGAATTACTTCCCATCAAAGATGCGTAAAAGAAATAAACTCCTGAAACGGGAGCGATGAATATCCCAGTGCTATTATTATACGCATTGTGTGTATCTACATGTTCTGTTTGATATATTTGCACTCCGTTAGTGCTATTATTTCCTGAACCACTTCCATTTTGCATGGCAGCAAATGCTACACGACCTTGAAGTGCTCCACTATTAGTTAAAGTAATATCACCAATGTTTAATTGAGGCATAATTCTCCTATACGATTACCCAAGTACCATCAAGTGTCAGAGTTGACCCAAGACTGACAGGCCCTGCGTTGAGTGCATTTGTTTCTGTGGCGATGTAATATCCCTCCGGTCTATTCAATGTATTTCTGAATAGAAGAGATCCATCACCAATGTATAGTCCAACCATTGAACTTGCAGCACCGACTAAGTTAGTGCCAAGTGCACTGGTTCCAACACCAACTGTTCCCTTGTTGTCAATGACAAGACCATCTCCGGATGATCCAAGGTGTTGTACTTTGTTAACTTTAATAAAACTCATTTAGTTGACCTTATAAGAATAATTCATAAAAAATCTTGCATTGTTACCCGACATCATACCAACTGTAAGGTTATCTGATGTTGAATTATTTCTTGGAATTACAAAGTACATAGAAGTGTTACTTAACCAATATCCTTTTGCTGGAACCACAACAGGCCCACCACCATTTACACCTGAGTTTACATTATAATGAAAACAAGAACCAACAATTGTCCAACTATTGTCTCTTGTAATTGGGAAACACCCTGTCAACAATAATATTTCACCTGAATTCAAACCACTTTTATTAATTGAACCAGTATCTACAGTTGCCCACACCATATTACCGATGCGTTGATAGTAACCAGTAGCAGTTGTAGAACTAGTATTACCAGCTACATGATCTTGAAAACCAATTGTCATTGTTCCACCTGCAGTGGTTACAACCGTATCTGTAGGTGTTGCGAATGAGAGTGCACCCGATCCATCAGTTTTTAAAAATTGGCCAGAACTCCCGTCGGCCTGAGGGAGTTTAAAATTTACATCACTACTTGGATTACTATCAGGTGAAGAGAGTG